GTCGGCAACCTGGCGGTGTTTGCCACCGCCGAGGCCGCCCTCCTGGTCCCGCCGGTCAACCGCGATGTCCCGGCGGTGACCCAGGCGGGGGCCACCCTCAACTGCACGATGGGCAACTGGGACGGCGAGCCGACCGCCTACGCTTACCAGTGGAAGCTCGACGGGGTGGACGCCGGCGACGGCACCGCGAACTACATTACGGTCGCCGGCGATGTCGGGAAAACCGCAATCTGCACGGTCTCGGCCACTAACGCCGCCGGCACCACCGCGGCGCCGCCGTCGAACTCGGTAATGATCGCGCCGGAGGCTGGTGTCGCCGGGTCGGCCGCGCCCGGGATTGAAATGCAGAACAGCCCGGCGCCGCAGTCGCAGGCCGAGCCCAAGGCCGAGCCCCCCAAGGAAGAGCCCAGGGAAGAGCCCAAGGCCGAAGAGCCGCACTCGCGGCGAAATCATCGCTAAAGGGAGGCTTCGATGGCGGCGTCCCAGGGCCAACCGGCACCGCTGACGGTGTCGTCCCCGCCACCGCACCCGACGATGGCGGTCTTCCGGTGCCTCAAGCAGTCGTTCCGCGACTATCACAGCGGCACCGGCGCGACGATGACGGTGGCAAACCCGGCAGGCCAGTCGCACGGCGCGACCCTGACGATCTCCGGGACCATCGATGTCGACCCCTCGGTCCTGACATTGCCGCCGGCGGTCTCGGTCAGCCTGACCCAGGCTGGCGCGGTGGTCGCAACCCGCGACGCACCCGTCACCGCGGGGAACCCCGGGACCTATACGACAACCTTCCCGGCGAACACCCTGGCGGCGGGCGCCGCCACCGCGACAGTCACCTCGATCGTGCCGCAGAAGACCGCCACGACGGCGTCTTTCACGATGACGTAGGCTATGTCGCCTGATCTTGCCCGGTATGAGGGGGCTAACTGGCGTAGTCGCCCTCGAAAACACGGTCATGACCGAAAGGGGAAGCGTACTCGGATACTGCGCATTTGGATCAACATGCGGACACGTTGCTACAACCAAAATAATGTTGCGTACCCGCTTTATGGCGGCCGCGGCATCCGTGTGTGCGATCGTTGGCAGGAGTTCACCAACTTTTTGGCGGATATGGGCGAGCCCTTGCCGGGGATGACCTTGGATCGGGTCGATAATGAAGGCGATTACTCCCCGGAAAACTGTCGATGGGCGACCCCGTTAGAGCAACGTCGTAATCAGCGCCGACCGATCCACACGGTCATCTATAAAGGCCAAACACTCCCGCTGCATGATGCGCTTAGCGCGGCTGGGGTGGCCTACCATACTTGGTCGAACTGGAAGTATCGGGGCGGGTTGTCGGTCCAAGAGGCGTTCGATCGAGGGGTCCGAAATGTCCCCTGACCTGGCACGCTATGAAGGAGTTTTGAAAAGACTGATTGCGGTCACCGAGGCCGAGACCTCGATGCTCGCCTTCACCAAACTGATGATGCCCTCGCCGCGCTACCCGGATGACCCGGATTTCAGCCGGTACGAGGTCCAGCGGTTTCACGAAGTCATGTGCGCCGCCTTGGAAGAGCTCGAAGCGGGCCGGATCAGGCGTTTGATCATCAACTTGCCGCCTCGGCACGGCAAAACCCAGCTCGCCAGCAAGATGTTCACCGCCTGGTTTTCGGGCAAAAACCCCGATAAATCGGTCATTTTCGGCACCTATAACGAGAAGTTCTCCCAAGACATCGGCCGGGCGGTGCGCGACATCATGTTGATGCCGCCCTACGCCCAAGTCTTCCCCGGGACCACCCTGAAGACCGACAGTAAAGCCAGCGATCGCTTGGAGACCACCGAGGGCGGCATCCTCGCCTTTGTCGGCCGCGGCGGGACCACCACCGGTCGCGGCGGCGACCTCCTGGTGATCGACGACCCGATCAAAGACAGGATGGAGGCCGACAGCCCGACCATCAGAGACACCCTTTGGACCTGGTTCACCCAGGTCATCGCCTCTCGGCTGATGGACGAGACCGGCCGGATCATGCTGATCCAGTGCATGACGGGCGACACGCCGGTCATGATGGCTGATGGCGTAGAAACACCGCTTCGGGACATCCGCCCCGGGGATCGGGTGGCGACGTATGATCGAGACACGGAAGGTATCACGGTTGAAACCGTACTGAACTGGGCCAACCAAGGTCCTGATAAAGTCTTCACAATTAGGACGAAATCCGGTAGCGTCGTCAAGGCAAATGCGAGGCACCCGTTCCTCGTGGATGTTGACGGAGCACTAAAATGGCGGCGAACGGATACGCTCAAAAAGGGCGACAAAATCCTCCGGGTCACTGGGGGAAATGGAGCGGAAAACTTTGCGCGGAAGATGGATGCAGTTTGCCCGCCAAGTGTCAGGGGCTCTGCATGTCCCATTACAACAAGAAACGCTGGGCAGAGGGCGTTCGCCCGCCTTCGGTCACGCACAGCAACACACGTCGGGCGCACCTCAAACACCGTTACGGTATTTCTCAAAACGATTACGATGCGCTGTTTGAAAGCCAGGGCGGGGTTTGCGCTATTTGCAAGACACCTCCTGGTGAAAAATCCCCTCGGCATTGGTCTCGAACCCTTTGCGTTGACCACTGTTATGGAACCGGGCAAATTAGAGGATTGCTCTGCAATACCTGTAACTGGCTGGTTAGTAGGTCAAAAACAGCAGAAGCACTCGAAGCCGCCGCGGCTTACCTCAGAAGTTTTTCCTGATCCCATAGTATATATCGAAGAAACGGGGGTTGAAGAAGTCTTCGATATTGAAGTTAATCGCACCAAGAACTTCATCGCTGATAATTTAGTCGCCTCGAATACCAGATGGCATCAAGATGATCTGATCGGCCGTCTCACCGACCCGCACAACTCCTATTACGACCCCGAGGAGGCCGCCGAGTGGCGCATCATAGATTTGCCCGCCTTGGCCTTCGACGACGGGAAGGACCCGCTGCGCCGCCAGGTGGGGGAGCCCCTGTGGCCCGGACGTTTTGGCAAGACCTATCTCCAAGCCCTGCAGCGCCGCGACGTGCGGGGATTTTCGGCCTTATACCAAGGGCGGCCAAGCCCGGCTGGCGGGACGTTCTTCTCGGTGGACTGGCTCCATACATACCGGCCCAACGATCTACCCTCTTCGTTGCGCTGCTACGCCGCTTCCGACCACGCGGTCGCCTTAAAGCAAGGGTCGGACAAGACCTGCCTGATGGTGGTCGGGATCGACAAGGATGACCTGATTTGGGTGCTCCCCGACTTGATCTGGCGGCAGATGAACGCCGAGCAGACCGTCGAGAGCATGTTAAGGATGATGAAGGCGCATAAGCCTTTGTTTTGGTGGGCCGAGCGCGGTCATATCTCGAAATCCATCGGGCCGTTTCTGCGCAAACGCATGCTCGAAACCCATACTTTCTGCAGCCTCATCGAGATGCAGCCGATCGCGGATAAACAAACCCGCGCGCAGAGCATCCAGGGCCGTCTCAGCATGAACCGGGTGCGTTTTCCCGAGCGGGCGCCCTGGTGGCCGGCCGCCCGGGACCAGATGTTGAAGTTCCCCTACGACGCGCACGACGATTTTGTCGATACTTTGGCCTATATCGGGCTTGGCCTGACCCTGCAGGTCGGGGCCAGCCAGCCCAAGGACCCGACCGCCGATCGCCCCTCCGAAAACACCTATGCCTGGCTCAAGATGCAGCGCGAGCAGGCCGAGCGCAGCGTGAAACTGGGTTACGCCTCGGGAGGCTGGTGATGATCGTCTTGGTGCTGTTCGTCGTCGCGATGTTCCTTTGGTTTTTGTCGCTGACCCCGCTGGCGGCGCCATATATCGTCTTGGTGCTGTTCGTCGTCGCGATGTTCCTTTGGTTTTTGTCGCTGACCCCGCCGGCGGCGCCATATGTGGCAGGACGCCCGTGGATTGCCTGGATTTGTGTATTGTTACTAGGGGTTTACGTCTTCGTGCCGGGGCTGCGGGGATAGGGCACGAAAATGTCTGATTTAGGTGCCCCTCCCCCAATGCTAGGTCCGGGACCACCGGTCCTGGCGCAGCCTAGTATGGGGATCGACCCAAACCAGCTGGTCACCCAGGACCAAACTTTCGTCAACCGGGACAAACCGACCCCGGACGAACCTCGGCGCAAACTCGTCAACCGCTGGCAGGACCGGGTCAAGCGCGCCAAGCGCCACTGGCGTATGCCCTTCAAGCGCATGCGCGAGAACATGGAGTTCTGCGAAGGCCGGCAATGGCCTGAGATCGCCAAATCCGAAAAGCGTGACGATCGTTATGTTGCGAACATTTGCATCCGGCATGTCCTGCAGCGCACTGCCGAGCTCTACCCCAACAATCCGACGATGCAGGCGAAGTCCAAGCCCAAACTCATCGCCACGGTGTGGGACGGCAGCGAACAGCAGCTGATGCAGGCGCAGCAATCGATGCAGTTCGCCGCTCAGTCCGGCATGCCGCCCGATCCCAACTCGATGGCGATCCTGCAGGACGCGGCTACCGTCAAGCAGTTCGACCAGATCACCGCCAAGGTCGGGCGTACTTTAGAACTGCTCTACGAGTACAACATCCAGGAGCAAAATCACTCCTTCAAGCAGTCGATGAAGATGTCGATCCGCAGGAGCATCATCACCGGGGTCGGCTACGTTAAGTTAGGGTTTCAGCGGGCGATGCAGATGGCGCCCGAGGTCGAGCACCGGATCGCCGATATGTCGGAGCGGTTGGCCAACATCGAGCGCCTGGCCGGCGATCTCTCGGATGACGAGATCCAGCCCGACAGCGCCGACGCCGAGAGCCTGAAAATCGCGATCCAAAGCCTGGCCCAAGAGGGCCAGCTGATCGTGCGGGAAGGTCTCACCTTCGATTATCCCGACAGCACCGCGATCATCCCCGACCCGCGCTGCCGCACCCTGAAAGGCTTTCTCGGTGCCGACTGGGTGGCGCAAGAGTATTTGCTGACCGAAGACGAGATCGAAGAAATCTACATGGTCGATGTCGGCACTTCTTATACCGCCTACAACGAGCAGGGTCAGACCACCGGTTACGAGCCCTCGGGCGAGCAGCATTACTACGCCGGCAGCGGTGACAGTGACGGTCTGGTGACACCGTGTCTCGCCTGCGTGTGGGAGATCTACAACCGCAAGGACGGCAGCGTGTACGTCGTCTGTGATGGTTACCCGGACTTCCTGCAGGAACCGGCGCCGCCGGAGACCCAGACCACCCGCTTCTGGCCGTGGTTCTCGATCGTCCTCAACGAGGGCTACGATGAAAAAACCCTCTTCCCGCAGTCGGACATCGACCTGGTGCGCGACATGCAGCTGGAGCTTAACCGGGCGCGTCAGGGTCTTAGAGAACACCGCCGGGCTAATCGCCCGAAAACTGCGGTCGCGGCGGGGTTGCTTGAGGAGCCCGATCTTGAAAAACTCCGAACTCATCCGGCCAACGCGCTTTTGGAGCTCAACGCCCTGGCCCCGGGGCAGAAAATCGACGACGTATTGCAGGTCATCCATATGCCGCCGATTGATGCGGCGGTTTACGATACGGGTCCGGTTTTTGAGGATGTCCTTCGGGTCCTGGGGTCCGACCAAGCCGATCAAGGCACTACCTCGAACGCCACGGCAACCGAGGTTTCGGTCGCTCAGTTTTCTCAG